ACGGAAGCATGGTTAGAACTAATTTTAATACCGCTTTTCTTCCCTTGTGTTCCTTGGCGACTTCCTGAGGAAGCAGATGCTACTCTTTGCACAGTTGAGTTAGCTTCTTTTGATACGCCATTAGGCTCTGCCTGTAAATCAGGATAAACCTTTTGTAGCCTTTTGTCTAATTCTTCGTAGTATTCAGTGTCATTACCGTCATAACCTTCGCTCAATAAGTCCTCATGAATACCCATAGCAGTGTATGTTTTGACTCTGTCTTTTTGAAACCAGTCATTTTTTTGTTGCCATTCAACTGCTTTAGCATCAGGCTTAGGTTCATCATACACTTGTTGTATATTATTTGGTATATTTTCAGCAACATTTGTCGAATTATCTTCTTGCGACTGTAATTGCACTTTTGCAAGCCTAACTCTTTCTTCCTCTAAAGCAACTTTATTTAACAGCTCTACGCTTTTAACCTCTAAATCAGGGTCATTAGTTTCTCTAGCTTTTCGATATAAGTCTTCAGCTTGTTGTCTTTGTGAATTTACACGATTTTCATATTCTTCAGTGTAGCTTTTATCTAATACTGAAGCTCTATTTTTTACCGTTGCATATTCATTTGATAATTTATTGTACTTAGATTCAGCTTCTTCAGCCCGCATCTCAGCTTGTCTAATTTTATCATTAAGTTTGTTTATTCTTTTTGATACACCTCTTGTGTATTTATCAAGTTCGTCATCACCACCTGAGTTGGCTTCGACTGCTTCTGATTCCGTTGGGGTTTCAGTTGTTTCCACAACATCTACCACAAGTTCTTCTTGGGCTTGAACCTGATTATCGTTTTCTATTTCGCTCATATAATTACTCCTTATACTGAAACAATGTCATCAGGGTTTAAAATTGTGGCTATGACTTCATCATCATTAATAATTCTGACTTCGCTTTCATCAGCCAACCTAAACCTAGAACCTGCATATCTGCCTATCATTATCCAGTCGCCCTTTTGACACCACACAGAAGAAAATCTTTTTTTATCTGCATAAGCATCAGGACCAACTGCTACTACATAAGCAACCACAGTAGCTAGGGTTTCTCTATCGATGGTTTCCTTTACTAATTGTATACCACCTTCTGACACTCCCTTACCTCGATAAGGTAGCACCAACAAACGCCAGCCAGTTGGTTGTGGCATGCGCTCTAAAATACTTTTATCTAATAGAGTAGGGTCTAGCACTCGTTTGTCCTCTTCAACAAATGCTTTATCTAAATCTATATTTTCTTGTTCCGCCTGTTCTTCAACAGTGTTTTTTGGTTCATTTACCATCAATATCTCCTTTCTCATGTAAGTGTTCTTTTATCTTATCATGAATATATGACAATGAAGATATTTCACCCATTAAAAATTGGTATTTTTCCATATCTTTTATGCCACCTGTCATTAAGATGGTTTTTATCTGCTCCTCTCTTTCATTCAAATCTCTACGAATCGCATGAATAAAATCATACATATCCATAAATTAGAATACACCACTGAAATTATTGCCTCTTAACGCAGCACCTTTACCTCTGCTTTTACCCTTGCCGTAACCGGGCTTATGTGCTGTATCAACCTTTACTTTTTTAGGTTGTGATAAGGCAATGCTTCCTTGACCTTTTATAGTAATGGAAGTTTTTGCTTTCATTTTCTACTCCTTATTTTTTTGTAGTTTTTTTCTTTGTAACTGTTTTTTTCTTGACAGTCTTCTTTTTTGCTTTGGTTTTTGTTTTTTTCTTAGGGGCTTTACCGCCTTCCCATGCTTCATTAACATCAGGTGTACTAAGGTCATCAGCTATATAATGTCCTTTTTCATCTCTTGCTCTTTTTATTTCTTGATTCACAGCAGATTCCTGTAGTTTCATTTCAGCTTTTTTTGCTTTTATTTGCTCTTTTATTTTTTCGTTTATTGAACTTGTCATTTATTCATCCTCGCTTGTAGGTCTATTAATTTTAATTCAGCTTGTTGTTGCAATCTTTGTCTTGCAATTTCATTTTTTTCATTGCCAATAGCTGCCTGTTGGTCTGCTTTTTCTTGTTGTATTTGCAACTCTGCTACATTTTCCATGGCATCTTGTTCTTCTTTAGCCATAAACTGTTGATTTTTTAATTCTATTTCTTTATCTCGCAAGCCAAGCTCTTGTTGTCTTATGGCTACAAGTGGGTCTTGTTGTTGTGGTGGTTGTACAGAAGCTAAAAATTCACTAGATAATTGTGCCAATATAGGGGCGCTTGCATTTTCTATTATAGATTGTATTTGTTGTTGTAGTCCTAGTTGTGATTGTGGGTCTAGTTGTTGCATTTGTTGTGATGCTTCCTGTATTTGTTGCTGTATTTCAGGTGGCAACTGTTGTTCTGCCATTTGATTTGCCATGAATTGTAAATGTTGCATAACATGAGATATTATTATTGATTGCAGTTGTGGATTCATAATCACAGCTTGTGTCAAGAATAAACTTTTATGTGCTTCTATATGTGCTTCATGGTTTTGCTCAGGAAAAGCCTGTTGCGGTATGCCTTGTAGCAAACCACTGTTTTCTATACCCGCATCAACTGGTTTAGGCGTATTGTCAGCAGGCGGCATTAATAACGAGTCTATGTTGTCAACTCCTAATGCGGCATACATTCTTCTATATGCTTCATAGATGCCTTGCGGTCCGTGTAACTGTGGGTTCGATTGAACCATAGTCAATAACTCTTGTGCCATAATTACTCTTTGACTCATAGAAAAAATGTTTGGGTCAGATACAGGTATGACATCTACTCTGTTATCAAAGTCTTGTACCTTTATTTCTCTAGGTCCACTGCCTGTTTCATAAGGATAAACAGGTGGTAAAAATTCTTGAAAAATTCTTGCTAATATTTGAAACTCATTTTTTTGAGAATAGTGTAATCTTTTATGTATTGCACTCATCACCTTGGTGCCTTTTTCTAATAATGCGACAGTCGTTCCGACGGGCATGGCTGCATTTGAGTCACCAATGTTCATGTCAGCAATCGCTGCAAATCTTTTGCCTGAATCAACCAAAAGTCCTAATAGTTGAAACAATACATTACTAGGCTCTTTATATGGCAAGGGCATTAAAGAGTCTCTAAGCGCGCCGCCCGGTGCATCTACATCTCTAAACTCGCCCGGTTGTAACGGCGATGCTTCATCCCTAATTCTAATACCACGTGTCTTAAAACCTGCTGGTAAGTTGCTCAATGTGCCAGCATCAATTAGTTGCCTTAGTATTGACGTTGACGCTTTAGACAAACCGCCTATCATGTGCGATAAACCAAGTCCATAAAAACCTAATCCCGGTAAAAATTTGTATTGTACAAAATAATTAATTTTGTTTCTGAAAGCATCTTGTGGGTCATAGTTTCTTCTTATAGAAAGTATTTTTTGTGAAGCATCATCAATAGTTATGATGTAAGGTATTTTTAAACCTGTGTTTTCGCCCATATCATTCACATCTTCAAATCCTTCTATCTCAGCCACTGTGTGAATTTCATAAAGTTTTCTTTGTTCGTCATCACCATAATCAGGGTCTACACCTTGTATCTTATCTATTTCTTTATCAATATCGTCTCTTGTTATGTTTTCATACTCTTTTAGTTCTGTATCTGCATAAAAACCAGATATTTGAAGCTTTCTAACTTCGTTATTGCTCATAGACAAAACATGTGTAACTCTTTCAGCAGACAACAAATCTGTTGCGTTATACGGAACTAATAAATCTTCTGCTGGTATAAATTTAGACATAGGCCTACCTTTAGCCGCATCATAGTAAACTTTTTTAAAAGCACTGCCCGATAAAGGTAAATAAAATAGTAATTGGTCTAAATCAGGGTCATACTCAGGCATTTCATTCATGATGTAATAATTCATAAACTCACCTACTCTTTCAGCTTGCATTTCTGTATTAGCATCTCTTTGACCAATAACTCTAGTTTTGATTGGACCTTGTGCTGGTAACAATTCTTTATAGGCTTGTGCTTGAAATTGTGTTACTGCTTCTGACAATATTGGATGAATTACACCACTAGAGCCTTCAAAAGGTTGGCTTCTTTGTTCATCAAACCTCATACCAAGGTATTTCAGTCCGTCTGTATATGTTTTTTCCCATTCTTTTCTTGAATCTTTATCGCTTTCTACAGCATTTATAAGCTTTGCTGACATGACACCTAGCACACTATCATCTAAAAAATCTACTAAATTAGCATCGAATGGTATTTCAGGTGCCATTTCTTCTATTGGCTCATCAAAGGTTATTTCATCTTCTGTAATGCTTATATTTAATGCATTAAGCATTTCATCATCAAAAGTCGGAGCTGGTGCTTCGATGTCAAATTCTTGATTTGGCACGCTTACAGACTTAGTTTGGTCTCTAATATCAGGATTATCTTCTGTGCCTAATTTTCTTTCAGTTACCATATTATTTTTTATATTTTTTTGATTTTACCTTCTTGCCTTTATTTTTACCACCTGTTCTTGCAATTAACCCTCTTGCCTTAGCAGATGCCTTTTCACTAAAACCAAGTTTTTTACCTGATTTTAATTTTTTTTTAAGTGTTGACAGTTTTGCGACCATGTTTTCTTCTTATTGTATCTTTACCCTTTTTAAATATAGTGGCTATTGCTCTTTTACCCATAACCTTTGCTCTTTGTTCTGCTACAGTCAGTATTTGTATTTTTCTCGCAAATGGCTTTCTTATATTTGTTACTTTTTTAACTGTAGCTTTTGCATCAGCTTGTGTTGCAAACTTAATAGGCACTGTGTCTTTTGGGTTTTCATCTGTATATAAACGTCTACCACTACCCTTGGGTTTTTTACCTGTTCCTTTGGCTGGGTCTTTTATTTTTCTTTTAACCATAATTAATAATAAGATAACTTTGTTCTATCCATTTGCATGTCATTTTGATAATCGCTATCTAGTTCTACTAAACCTCCTTGTCTAATTCTCATCAATGCCATAGTAGTTGAGTCACAGAAATCATCATTTTCTCCATAAGGAAAAGCAGCCAACTCTTCAATAACCTCTTCTGCAAAAGTATCTTCTGTAGCATATACCATACCACTTTCAAACATAGGTGCAATAGAGTTCATTCTTGCAACTTTGTCTTGGCCTCTACTAGGTGAATATGCTTGCACAGGTATACCTATCTTTCTAAGTTCTTGTGTCAATGGCGTACCACTTGCTTTTGCCTCTATTAACACTATGTCAGGCTCCCAATATTTATACTCTTCTAGTGCTATATTTTTTAATTGTGGAAAATCTACTCTATGTCTACTTGCATCTAGTAATATGATTGCTTGTTCACTTCCATCTTCGGGGTCAAATATACCCCATGTTGTAATTGCAGAATAGTCTGCTGTTTCTTTTGCACTAAAAGCAGTATCATAACTTTGCACAATACACTGACAACTAGGTATAGATTCATTTTCCCAAGTTTGCCACCACTCCCTTTTTACTATAGAACCGCTTTCTGCTGTAGGGTTTTGCATCCATTGTGCGTTCCATTTGCTAACAGGCAAGGATGCTTTGACAGATAATAGCTCTTCTTTTTTCCAAAACTCACTCCATAGCGGCTCATCTGATTCTGGCATTATTGCAGGGAACTCTACAACCTCCCATTGGTCGGCGTGTGTTTCGGATTGTCTTTTTAACAATCTTCCTGCTAAATCTTTTGTACTCCATCTTGTCATTACCAATACGATGGTGCCGCCGGGCTGTAATCTTTGTCGTGGTCCAGAAGTGTACCACTCCCAAGCCGCATCCATTGCAGTCGGGGACATTGCATCTTGTTCTGAATGTGGGTCATCAATAATTAATAAATCAGCACCACGACCTGTTATAGCTCCACCTACACCTGAATAGAAAGCTTCTCCGCCATCATCTGTTGTCCACCTACCTGCTGATTTATTGTCACCAGAAAGACTTATGTCAGGAAATATGGTTTGATATTCTTCGCTATCTATTATATTTCTCACCCTTCTACCAAAACGCACTGCAAGTTCTGCTGTATGGGTTGCTTGTATTATTTTTAAACTTGGGTTTAAGCCCATCATCCATGCAGGAAAATAAGTGGAGGCAAATTCAGATTTTGTATGTCTAGGTGGCAACATAACCATAAGTCTTTTGCATTTTCCGTTTGCTATACGATTTAATTTTTTGGCTAAAATTTTATGATGCCTACCCATAATAAAACCATCCCACTGATATTTAACAAATTCTAAAAAATCAGACTTACACTTATCTCTAGCGTTTAAATTTTTCCATTTGTCTATTAGGGTTAATGCCTCTACTTGCTCATCTTTAGACAAAGCATCAAATGACTTAATTTTATTAAGGTCTAACATAAGGTGGAGAGCCAAGAGTTTCTAAAGGACATTATTGACTCTCCTGACATACTGTACGGGAGAGAGGAGATTGTAAACATCCGCAACCGAGCATGTCTACTAAACTTTACCCCATTCTTGTCCTTCAAACAACAGCGCTTCTGCTTTTCTTCTTTTTTTTAGTCCTTCGTTTGGCACACCGTTTACTTTATTCCATCTTTGTATTTGATATGGTATATCCGCCCAATCCACATGTGTGCTGTTAAGAATTTTTAGTAAGGAAGAATTTTTTAAGTTTGTAGGTCCTAAATTAAATACCCATGATACCAATGAGTCAAATTGGTTTTGATTGAGTTCAACATTAACCATGTCATTAATATATTCTTCATATTCTTTTAGTTCATGTGCAAGCAAGTCTTCTGCCTCTTGCGGTGTTATAGTCATACCGTCTTGTACAGGACTACCATCTATAAGCTTTAAGGAACCAAAGCCTATTGTAGGCTTGTTGGCTGCGCATCTGTAGGAAACAACCATACCATCTTCCATGGGACAACCCTCAAAAAACTTTATTAAATCAATGCCATTTTGTGATATTTGCATTTTATTATTCTTTATCGGGGGAGTGAGACGCTCCAAAATAAAACGAAATGATTGCACTTGCTAATCCTCCAAGATAACCTAGCACTAAATTTATTAGTGCTTCGCTGTTTTGTTCAGGTGGTTGTAGGGTGACTAAAAATATATAACCTAGAAATCCACCAATAGTAAATAATCCAATAATCCTAGCAGTCCAATCTTTACTAAACATACCCCTTGCATTTTGTTTATCTGCCACTTCTAGCTTAAAAACATCAACATCTAACTCTTTCATCTGAACTTCAAATTCTTGTTCTGCTTTTTTAAGTTCAATCATTTGTTCAGGAGTAGCATTTTGTATAGCCTGCTCTACAGATTTGTGGTCATTTGACACGCCTAGTACGCTTGCAATTTTTGTCATGGCCATGTTACCCATAGGTCCGCCTAAAGCAGTCCCTATGGTAGGAGCAACAGCCCCAACTAAATTTTTTAATATTCCTTTCATATTAATATGCTCGTTAATACTGCAATTCCAATGGCACCAAGAAAGCCAAATATTCCAAAAGTTGTAGCTTTTATTGTAGAGTTAATTAAAGTTATTTCTTGTTTAATGTCAGAAAACTCATTAAAAGCAGTTTTCCAACGTTCGTGTGATATTGTTTCAAGTTTTGTTAATCTTTCTGCAACGTCATTAACTGTCATTTTTTTATTAACCATAATTTTTATACAGTAAAAATTTTAAGAGCTTTTGTTTTGCCCTTGACCTTTATTGGCTTCAATGATTTTAACTTATAATTAACACTTTGTGCAGTATTTTCTCCAATAAGTATATCTACACCAACTTCTTTAGTTGCAGACTCTAATCTAGCTGCTGTGTTTACAGCATCACCTATAGCTGAATAATCAAACC